TATTGTAATAGGAGCACCATTTATATCTCCTGTCCATGTTGGTGATTTATGATAATAAGCATCGTCTGGTATTGTAGATATAGTGCTACCAAATCTAATACTGTTACCCCAACGTCCTTGATATATAATATCTCCTTCATATGGTTGAAGATGTGATATCTTCGTATCAACAAAATTTGTGCCGGCAGGAATATATTGTGGATCATTTTTTGCAATTTCCTGCGCAGTAGCAGTCATACCAGTAGAACGATTATTATTTACACCATCTTGTAAATCCAATGTTTGAATATAATACCAAGATTCAGCTTTATCTTTTTTTCTTCGTAACGCTCGATTAACAGTACGACATATTAGTATTATTTCCCCAACTACTGGAATTTCACTTTTTCTGTTACTCATCGGAACTACATCATATTCATATGTATCTGTATATGTAGTACATGAACGAGCTCGACACATAAACATAGTTGCTCCTGCAGCTATACCTTTATCCCATTTAAATGCATTGTTAATTTCTATTACTTCGGCAATTTCAAACTGTACATTTTCGTTATCATGATGTGACATCGTTATCCTTTAACTTGGATTTTGCTTCTGCAATTTTTTGGTTTATCTCACGATCCTCTTCTTCAATTTTTTCTAATTCATCTTCAAGTTCGTGTGTTAATGTAGTCTCTGCAATTTTAATTAATTGTTGTTTTTCTTCATCTGATAACAATGAATCTGTACCTGAAATTGTTTGACTAGTAGATATATACCGTTGAACAATCGCTGTTAATTTAACTAAATGATCGTCATTTTTAACTGCTACATCTAAGTATTCTTTAATAAGTGGAACTATAATAGTAGCATCCGACGCATTGCGAATTAACGGTTGTAGTTGTGATATGAGTTGATTGATCTGTCGATCTTTCTTTTTTGAATTGTGATAAACGTCATGCATTAGGTCAGCAAAACTGGTACCTTTGAATATTTCTTCATTCTTGTCCATACATGAATCCTTTAATAATAAATATCAAAAAGGTAATTTTATGAATTCGGTATCGGCGTATTGTTTAAATTTTGTTTCGTAAAGATTTTTTAAAACTTTGATTACTTTGGTAATGTTATTAGTTTGAAGACCAGTACGTTCACGAATATAGATATAAAGTGCTTTTTTATTATAATTTTCAATGTTAACACGTTCTTCAAATAAATGCAATATAGAGTCGGCAACATGAATATCGGTTGGATTAGTAAAGATTGAATTTAGATTGTCATAACAATATTCTATATATTCATCCATAAAATACTTTAGTACTGTTGTCATATCATCATTATGCATTTCAGTAGGAATATTTCTTTGTTCATCTAAATCAATTGGCTCTCTATTTTGTTTTACTTTAACATATGCTTTTTGATTTTCAGCAATAAGATAATTAAAAGTTGTTCGAGTGTAATATGAATATGATTTACCTGACTCAGGTTTAAATTTTTCTAAACGTGCAGTTAGGTATGTAACTATATCTGTTTGTAAATCTTGAAATGAACATTTTTGTAATACATATGTTGGCTTTACTTTGTTAATTAAATTTTCTGTAAGCTTCATAAATGGTGGATATATAAATCTTCTATATATCTTTTCTCGCTGTGCTGCACTATCTGATTTATTATAAGCACAAATAGCTACGTCTTGAATACGTGTATAATATGCGTTACTCTTCTTTTTCTTCCGGGGCATCAAATTCCTCTTTTAGTTCGTCTACTACTTGTTTTAATAATTCAAAAGTAGATCCTGTTTCATCATCTTTTTCAAATGCACCTAACCGATCAATGCGTTGCATTGCTTCATGAGTTTGTCGAATTCTCATAAACATATATTCATTTGTCTGTGAAACGGTTTCGTAATATTCTTCTTGATCTGCTAAAACTCCTGCTAATACAAAAGCTCGATAAGCAAAATATGCAGTTGTTCCTAAAAACAATACACTTAATATAATAAATGGTATCATGATATATCCTTAAAAATATCCGCAATCGAACTTCCTATATTTGGATTATTCTCTGCTAAGTTTTTTATAGCTGTGCTTTTAGTTGCTTTGCTTTTTTCGGATACTTTGGTAGGAGTTCCTGCTTTATGATTTTTCCATCGCTCATACTCTATCTGAGCAGCCATATGATCACCATGATGTAAAACAACAGCCATATTGGTTTTCAATTTAGCTTGAGCACTTCTTGCAACGAAATATGGTTTATTAGCTTCATCATACATTCCATCATGAATTTTAATAGCTTGATATTCGTTCCAAGACATTGGTATTTCATATTTTTGTAGAAGCCATACAGAAAGATCCGGTACCATTGAGAAAGGAATATTTTCATTGTGCTTATACATTCGACCCATATTCTTTCTGTGCCAATCCGAAGTCTCTACTTGGTAAACTTCATTACCATCTCCTGGAAATCCTATTTTGCCTAAGTCATGATGCATTGCTGCAAACATTAATTCTTCCAATGTATAACCTGACATATCTGAACCTAGTTTCTTCCATAAGTTATATAATTCATGAGTGCAATTCATTACACGAAGTACATGGTCTATGTAACCTCCTGCAAATGCGTTATGATAATGTGCTATCGAAGACGCCGGCATCATTGCGATTCGTTCTTCAAAGTCATCATACATTTTGTGAATTTGTTTGGCTCTTGTAGGAAACTGTAAATCGATTTCTTCTCGAAAGTTTTCCCAATTTTCTTTTATTTGATTTGCTTCTAACATATTATTATAATATTAAATTATTTTCGTAATTCCAATACTTTGCCATTTACTAGATCACTAGTGCATTTCCAACATGTAACTTTAGTAGCATTAACATCAACTCTTTGACATATTCGATCACAGTATTTACACTGTAATTTTTTATAACCATTATTTTTTGTAACTTTGTTTCTTTTCATTTTTTTATTTTATTTCTGATCTTATAACTCGTTTTTGTTTTTCTTTTTGTTTTTCTTGATATAAATCTTCTGGTGTGTCTATAGTTGGCGAAGTTGGAGGAGTTGGGGCTTTAACCCGCTCGGCTTTACTCTCCTCCTCTGCAACTTCTGGTATCACCTCAGACAGGGGGTCTTTTGTTGAAAATAATCGATTTGATGCAATTAATAACATAACTGCTAATGGGTCAAATACAAATATAAAAAGTAGTATAAACCAATTCACAACACTATCAACTGGTTGGTTTACACGTTGTGCTACATATTTAATAGGGCCTACTTCGGCCGAAACTTTGCTCTGAGTTTGTATTTTGAGCACCTGTTGATCTAAGTTGCTAACTGAGTCAGAATATGCAATTTCTCGGCTGTATAATGTGTCTCTTCTAGATATTGTCTGATCTAATTGTTTTTCTAATACTCTTCTGGTTGCTGAGCTAGTTGTTGTTATAACTTCCCCATCAGCATTAGTATATTGTATAACGTTATTAGATAATCCAGATGTCAATTCTGTAATATTTTTATTTAATGATTCCTTTTCAGTTCTAATATCATTGGCCGCGGTTTGATATCTTTGCTTCTTTAATTGTAAAACTGAAATTTGAGATTCTTGATTTGCAAGTTCATATGCTGTTTCCTGATATGCAGAAACTAAAAAGCCATATATACCCAATGAAGTGATACACATCAATATGAATACAGCTGTTACCAGATAGCTCTTTAAAAGCACGGATACGGATTTCCATTGTTGGTGTAGATAAGAAGCGGTTATTAATTTGCTAACTTCTAATATTGAAGCCATTATAATAACCGCGGTTGCTTGAGCTGAAAATAATTTGCTAAGTCCAAATACACTGTAATATGCAGCCGTTCCGGCTAAACCTATGGATGCTGAGAATACAACATATGGAAAAAAGCGTTTCATTATGATCTGTCGATATAATACTTTGCTGATTCTAATTTACGGAATGCTCTTGCTAAATTATCAACTGCTGATTTTTTATCAATTTTACCTTCCATTAGCATTTTGCCTGTTGTTCTAACCATTTCCTTTGCATCTTCGATGTCATCAGTTAGTTTATTTTTGTAACGAAATTCTGCCATTGTGACCTTTTTATAATATTAATACTATTTAATATAAATATGTTAGTCTAGGATTAATGGTGTTTG